GGAACCGTGTAGAGGTTTGCGTTGTTCGTGTCGCTTGGGTTTACTTGGCCCAATACCTTATAGGTCGTTGCCATTTTTTATGCTCCAATCATTAGGAATGGGTGTAAAGCTTGTTGAGATGCGATGATGAAAGTTCTGCGGTCTGTGACATCGGCGGAAACTATCGAGGTTGCCGAGCTAGGGATGGTGACCAAGCCAATAAGGATTTGATAAATGCCGACATCTGTTTGGGTGGGAGTTGGTGGGACTGGGGAACTTGCTACCGCTGTCCCCTGAATTACTTTCAAGACAATAGTGTTGGCCGCTGGGTCAAGCTCAACAACTATCCCGTCAACTCGGGTATCAGTGCCAGCGGTGTCTAGTGTGAGAGTCGCTTGGCTAGTGTTGATGTAGTAGTGACCACGCACCATAGCTTCACCCGCCGCAATGCGAACCTGTAAACCAGAATCATCACCAGTAACTAAGAGCGCTGTGGTGTCGGGTCCACCGTTGACACCCTCGCCAATGTGCCTGGCCCACTTGCTAAATTGACTCTCTGTGACATCAACATTTTCAAAGGGGTAACTTTGTTGGGCCATTTCTCTCTCTCTTTCGCTTTTATTTTATAGCTTATTTGTGATACTGAACGGCTAGTGTCTCTCTAGGTTTGAAACTCTTTGCTGAAGCTCACTGGTTTTGGCCAGCACTCTTGCCTCATACTCAATGCCAACTGGTGTTCCCACGGTTGCCCCAAGGCGCACACCGTCAGCGTCAATGGAAATGCCAACCTCTGTTACCACGGCACTTGCCTCTAGGTCATTGATGACCACGGTAATCTTGTCACCCAAATACCAGTCCTGACCAAACCGCATGTTGAAATCATCTGACGGGGTGACTGACATTTGGACAATCGTTTTGCCGTCATCAACCAAAAGTTCCTCGCCTGATTGAGCCAGCTGTGATGTGGTGTCTGAACCACGGCTGTCTGAGAACACTTCAATTCTGCGGGACCATTCCGTTTCTGCGGCTTGGGATGCTGTGGTTGTGACCTCAAGAAACTCTCTGAGTTCAGCCTGACCAGCGCCGCCAATAATTGCCCTGGTTACCTTGGCTGAGGCGTAGGCATACATGGCCCTAGAGAGCTTATTGTTGTCCATGTCCATTCTGATGGTGGCCGTTTTATCGGTAGGCAAATAAACCTGAAACTCTAGGCTAGTCCCTAGTTGCTCCACGGCGTAGCCAACGGCACCAGTCTGGGCTAGGGCATAAGCCGTTTGTTGCAGTGTCTGAAACCTAGCGTTGCCAGAAACTATCTCACCACGGCCAGCATCAGCCTGGATTTGGAGCCCCGCTATTTTTCTGGCTGTGGGTGCGTCAGGCCCAATGTTCGCTGAGACATAAGCTTTGAGCACTGTTTCAGCCACACCTGAGCGCACATCATGTGCATCAGTTTGCTCTGTGACATCAGCACTGGATGGCGTTGGGTAAGCCAGGCGCTCTGAGAGGATGATGTCATCACTAGTTCCAGTTATGGTCCAGTCGCCATCCACGATTTCAGGGGTCTGAATTAGGGTTGCTGAAAATGTAGGGCCTGAAAAGATAACTGAATCATCTGGGCCAGTCACAATAATGCCATAACCTGGAAGCCTCAATAGCTCCCCAAGTCTGCTCCCCTGTGGCAAGCGCATTTCCCAGGTCCCAACATTGTTGAACCTTAGGATGAACTTAGCGCCCACCAAATCGCTTGGCCTAAACTGACCAATGCGGGCCAGCTTAGGGTCTCTAACCTCAATGAGTAGCTCATCAACTTGCATTAGTGAATTACCTCATACCTTGGTGAGTAGGTCAGTAAGACATTGAAATCCAAATCGGTGTCTATGCCTAGGATGGTCAAGCCAGTTGTGCCTGGTGGCAAGCTGAACAGCTTTGGGGCAACATCAAGGCGGGCATAAAGATTGTCACCGCCTGAGTTTGTAACGCTACCAGTCTCAGTGTTTACAGTAATTACCTCACCAGAGAAAACATTGGCAAAGCCAAATTGCTCCACACCGTTACTGATAACCAGGTCACTGACGGGGCCAGTGAGTTGCCAGATTGGGAAAGCCCTGACATCACCAGCGTTTACAACCGTCACAACTCCAAGGGTTGAGCTGGATGAGACTTTCATTTTAGTGAGCAAGGGCAAAAGGCCCCTGCCAGTTGAGCCAGTGCCAATGCTAAATTGTTCCTCAATAGCGCTGAGCCAGAACGGGTTAGGTGCCCTCATGCTGACAACCCAGCGGCACCAGGTTAGCCCAGCTGTGGTGCTCCCCCAAACTGTCTCCCCGCCACCTGTGTAATGTAGTGGCAGAAATAGGCTTGTACCATCTGAGTAGTCAGCCTTGATTTGGGTGGGGCCTTGGTTGTCCTGCAAGATTCTGCCCAAGCGCCTGAGGTTTTCTTGAACCTCACCACGGTCAGCGCCAAAAATAGTGATTGGCAAGTCAACATCCCTAGGCAATCTTTTGCTGTGCCTGTAGACACCGCCATCACCAGCGCTGGCTTCAATCCTCACAGAGGTTGGGGGTATGCCAAAGCCAGTTAGTCCTGTGTTTAGAACATAGGTTGTGTAGTCAAATGTAATTGAATCATCATTGGACCCCTCTAGGCTGTAGGTTACATTTACCACTGTGCTACCACCTTAGCTCTGCGCATTGCTGTGAATAGTTCTTGTTCTGAATCTATGGACTGGTTAGGTGCGGCGTAGTAGTTTATGACTTTCCCTCCACCTTGGTCTAGTCCCATCATACTTTCAAACCTATCAAGTGGCATGACCACCTCAGGGCCAGCCTCTCCGATTAGTGCGTTGGTTGGTTTGTTTACAAAGCCACCCTCGGCTAGGGCAACTCTAGGGATTGCCAGCCTACTTAGGTTTGGCAAGTTCAGGCCGATAGTAAGCGCATCAGAAAATGGTGTAGCTGGAATGTTTATCTTTACTGAATTCAAAAGATTTATCATGCCGTTGATGCCGTCAATCACAAAGTTGATAAAGTTCTCAAAAATGTTTATGTATCCGTTGACAATTCCGACAAAGAAACTTTTGATGCCGTTGAATACTTTTTCAAAAATTGTCTTGAAGCCATCCACTACATTATCAAATCCCTCTTTGAATCCATCCCAAATTCCCGTGATGAACCCAACAAACCCATCCCAAACATCACCCAAGAATGAGGTGGTTTTTTCCCAGCTCTCGCTAAGGCTTTCACCGATACCCACAAAGAAATCACCGATAGCTTCCATCACTGCCATGAAAAGCTCTTTGAAACCCTCCCAAGCTTTGCTGACGGTCTCGGTCATTATCTCCCAAATGTCTTGAAAGAATGTTGTCTGAGTAGCTAGGTAAACAATGCCAGCGATTAGGGCGGCTATCGCTATCGCCACTAGGGTAAGTGGGTTCAAGCTCATAACTGTATTTAGTATGCCCTGCGCAATGCTCAGCAAGGTGGTCACAGTGGTGGCGATTGTGACGGCTATCCTTTGCAAGTTGAACGCTATAAGCAATAGACCTAAGACCCCAATAAATGTTGCGATAGTCGGGATGTTGTCTGTGATGAAACCAAAAAAGGCTCCAAATGCTGGGACCAGGGTTTCTGTTATAAACTCACTGACCCCCTTGAAGGCTGGGACCAGGGTGTCCTCCAAAAAGGGGACAAAAGTTGTGGTCAAAAAGTCAGTCAGGCCCACTGCGATTGGTAAGAGAATTGTGCCAAGCGTTAGGGACAGATTTTCAAATGCCACCTGATTCCGCTCAGCGCTACGGGTTGCATCAATTTCCTCAAATGCGGCGGCGGTTGAACCAGCGGCCTCACTCTGAGCGGCAAGCTCTGAGGCAAACTTTTCAGCACCAGTGCCAGCCAATACCTGAACCGCTGAGACTGCCTCAACTGAGCCAAGTAGCTCAATCATTTTTCCGTTATTGCCGTCAGCGTAATCACTGACCGCACCTAGAGCAAAGCCAAGCCCCTCTGATTCAATGGCGGCCTGAGCGCTGTTGAACCCAAGCGCTTGGAAAATGCTGTCCATTTCCTCAGATGGTCGCTGTAGTCCAGTCAGTGCGGCCTTGAGCTGGTTTGTTGCTACTGAGGTGTCGGTTCCGCCCACGGTTA